CCGCTCATATAGTCCACGTGATCGCGAGTCGCCGCGTGGACTGCCGCCGACCCAGTCAGAGGAACCACGTGCTGAATCTCGAGGTCTGGTGCTTTCAGCAAGTCGAGTGCCGCCGTCCAGTCGGAGGCCGCCGCAGGGATATTGTCGCTGCCCCCCAGCAGGTACTGGGCCACGGCCATCGGCGCGGGCAGGTCCTTCGCTCCATCCGCGCGCGTCGCCGTGATATACGTGGAAAGGGCGTTGTTCACGCCGTCCACGAGCGCCTTCAGATTGGCGGTCAGCCCGATCCCATCCGACGAAATCTGCACGGTCTCGGTCCCCAGGCTTCCGGTCTTGACGATGCTCGTGACCGAGGCCCACGCGATGCTCCCTGCCCCATAGAGCGAGCCTGCCTTGATCGTCACGGTCTCGCTGGCGGCCTCGTTCGTATCGCGGGCCGTCCCGCTGATCGCGAACGATACGTCGTTCCCAAGAGCCCCAGAAAGCAGGAACGCAAGGCGTCCGGCCCACGCGAAGGGTGCGGCAACCGGCCCATTGGCCCCCCAGCCCGCCTCGCCCACCGACATCCGCGTGCGGAGCTCCCGTCCAGACACGTGCGGCCAGCTGTCCGGATCGTAGACCCCCTCCTGGTCCAGGTCGGATACCGGCGCCGTCGAGGTTCCAAGGAGAAGGGCATGATACGAGTCGCCCGCCCCTGTGTAGCGCCCGACGAGGTGTTGCAGTTCGCTCGTCGTCGTATCCGCCAGGTGCGAGAGGGCCGAAATCCGCAGTTGGGTCGCCGTGGCCCCGAAGTTCCCACTGATCGTGATCGCATCCACATGTGACCACTGCTTTGTCGTGACCCCGCGCGTGCTGGCACCAGAGATCGTGACGGTCTCCGTATCGGCCTTGCCCGTCTCGCGGTTGACCCCCTGGACCTGGATGGACACGGTGTTCCCAGCCCCAGGTGGAGCCAGCGTCCCTGCGTTGTCCGTCGTCTCGAAGACGATGGCCGAGGTGAAGGCTACGCCCGATGGGAGCCACGCCTTCGACGGCCCTGTGGGTTTGGGGGTGCGTAGCCGCCACTCGATGGCGAACATCGCGCCGTCCAGCGCCACCTGGCAAGACTCGTACACGTCATCCTCAGGGATGTCTCCGTCGTATCCAAGACGGACCTTCTGCTGGTTGTACCCAAGGTTGTCCACGGCGGCGCTTTCCGACCGGTAGGCGACGGTGACCTTCCGGCCCGCGCCGGCATACCGCGAGGATGCGAGCACCTGGACCTTGATCTCGTTCCCGAAGGCGCCGGCGTCCGCCGCCTTCAGGATGATGCTGTCCTGATCGCCATCATCCTGCACGGTGAGCGCGGCGTAATCGGCCTTGTTGACACGGACCAGGATCAGGCGGTTGGCACCATTCGGTATCCGTGGGTCCGAGGACGGGCGAAAGGCCAGTTGACCGATGATCGCCGCGTCCCGCGCCGTGAGAAGACGCCGCAGCGCAGATGCAGAGCGCACGATGATCGGGGTCTGTGGCGGCCCGCCCCGCACGAACTCCCCAAGCACCGCAATCGTCCCTGTGATGGCCGGACCGAGCCCCGCAAGCGCCTCGGCATCCACCAATGGGAAGACGCCTGGGCGGAACGTTGTCTGTCCTTGCACGCGAATGGAATCAGGCATGTCCACCCTCCTCCGCTTCTTCGGTTATCCTACCTGGACCGGCGGCAGTGCGCAATGGGGCACCAGCGCCGTGTTCCAGACCACCAGCGAGACCACCCAGACCACCCAGACCACCGAGGCCCTGTGGTTGCCCGCCACCAAACAGGCTCGCCGCGTCAATGAACCCCATTCCAACGCCCAGCTGGATGATCTGGAGCAGGGATGGGTTGGCCGGCAGTTTCCCAAGCCCGCTTGGCAATGGCTGCAACCCGTGCTCCGCGCGTATCTCGTCCACCGTCATGTAGGCTCGGACCCGCTTGTCGTCAAAATCAGCGCGGTCCCGCTCCGCGAAATCCGCAAGCCCCTGAAACCGAATCACGAAGTCAGGATTCAACTGGTTGACGATGTAATGGTTGAGCCACGATTCAAGGTCTCGCAGCAGTGGCCGCAGGCCCTTGTCCCGCCCGATCTGCACCCGCGTCTCAGGGCTCGATTGAAACACAGCACCCCGCTGGCCCTCCGCCCCAAACTGAAACCCGATCTCCGCAGGATCAATCAGATAGATGCCGCACAAAACCTTCATCAACCAGTTCATCCACTCGCGGTACTCCATGTCGGAGTTGGCGCGCCCGAGGGAGAGCCACTGGATGTTCGACTTCTCGGTCTTCGGATTCAGAATCGGGATACGATGGGCGCTCCCAACGCCCGTGGCGACCGCCTGGAGTTCGCGGCGGAACGCCTGTAGTTGCTCCGGCAGCATCCCGCCTGGCACCACGAGGATACCCTTCGTGTTCATGCCCTGCCGGAAGTAGTTGGCGTTGTACTGGTAGCCCCAGAGGAACGCCGTCAAGATGTCCACGACCTCGATCAGCTCAGGGTAGCCGTATCCCATAGACTGGAGGTCGGTACGAGGACGCCGGATTCCGAAGAGCATCTCCTCCGGCGCGAACTCCGCAACGATCTCGTACTCCTCAAGCACCTGCACGTAGCCGGATGCATCCTCGTTGATTCGGATGGTTGCCGCATCCACAGGAAGGACACACAACGGTTTGCCGAGTCTGGTGTGGACAATCTGCGCGCACGCCTGATCGTAGCGCAGAGAGTCTCGCATGAGCGCCCGACAGAGGTACTCGAACGACAGCCTCTGTCGGTAGACGCGGTGCTCCTTGTGCTTGTCGGCCCATGACCATTCGCCACAGGTCAGCAGCCACCCCTGAATCCGCTCCGCCTCCTTCTCGTCTGCGCGTGTTGGGGACTTCCCATCGCGCCGCACGACCTTGAAGCCGGTTTCGCGGGGATCGCGGGGTATCCGCGCGAACTCCGCGATCTGGGCGATCCGCGTTTGCAAGATGACGGCGATGATGTGCTTGCGGGACAGGTCGCGCAACAACGAGTACGAGACGAGGTTCGCGAAGTGCGGGGGCTCGCGCCACTGGGACGCCTGATACCGCGCGTACCACGGATCGTCGAGTGCAGCGAGTATCACCTCACCAGGGTCGAACGTCTCGCGGTCGCGGGAGGCCACACGTCACTCTCCCTTCTCGTCCTCGGCGTCCAGTTCCTCGGCGAGTTCCGCGTAGAGGGTCTCGATGTCCTTCGCATCCGGCAGGAGGTCTGGGTACTCCGAGTAGTCGAAGAACTCTGGGACATCCGCCTCGTCCCATTCCATCTGCGCGAGGTCCATGTTGATCCCCGTATTCACGACCTGCCACGGCGTGAGCGCCTTCACGATCTCGACCTCCGCACTCACATGACGAAGCGCCAGTTGCCACGCCTCCGCTGGGATGCGCTGCATGGCATTGTTCGGATTCAGCCCACGCTCCGCGAAGCGCTTCTTGAGCTCGTCGCGGATCGCACGCATGGAGACGCGGGTCCGCCCCCCAACACCAGGGGCCGGACGCGCGAGGTCAAGCACCGTCCGGTAGAGCATCTTCGAGTACCCGACGATCCGGACATCGTTCAGCCGGACCCGCGTTTCCGCTGGGGCCAGCCGTTGTGCCAGGTCGAGAAGCCGCTTGTGGGTGCGCGCCACATCCGCGCGGCGGTCCTCCAACGGGGGCTCGAACTGGTCTCGCGCGCTCAGCGCGTCCATGATGCTCTGAGCCAGTTGCTGCGTCTGGACATCGCCGACATTCCCGATGGGCAGTCGGAAGTTGAGGTCGTTGTCGTACTTCCCGCGGCCCTTTGCGAGCACGAAAACCGTGCCGCTATCGTCCGATTCGACGGTGACATCCGCCCACGACAGGGCCGTCGCGCCGTAGATGTTCCCTTTCGCCGTGTGCTCGGGGTCGCCGACATCGAACCCCTCCCCGATCAGCCACAACCGGAACGCGGAGTCCACGTCGCGTGGCCCGCCCATCGCCAGCGAGTCGCGCAGGTGTTTGAAAAGCCTGTCCCCCTCGACCCATTCGCCCCAAACACGGGTGGTCACGGCGAACGAACGCTGTTCGCCGATCTTCCGGTTCTCCGGTGTGCGCCCGTACATCGGCGTCGTCCGCAGCGGGCGCTCCCACGTCCATCGGGCGCTCCACGCGCCAGGCCCATGCTGGGCCATGGTCTCCGGCGGCCTCACGAACATCCCGATGGCCGTCTGCTTCTTGCCGCTTGGCGAGTGGTCGAGACCCGTGGGATACAGGCTGAGGATGAACGCCTGCCCGAGGTTGTTCAGGCCAATGACATCAGCCAGATGCCCCAGTTTTTCGCTTTCCTGCGGATCGTGCTCCTCCGGTGTGCCGCCAGGAGTCACCATGTACCCCACGCCGTATTCGGGGTGTTCTCCCTTGATGACGGCGCACATCTGCACGCGGCCCGTCAGGTCTCGCTGTGGGAACGTACCCTTCAGGAAGGTGTCGTGCGAGATGCCCAGATCGCGCATGGCCCGCGCGATCTGTTTCTTGCCAAGCCGCTTGTCCTGGACCTTCCCAACGGTTGGTTCCTGACGCTTGTACTCCTGCTTGACGACCGTCTGGCGCTCTGCAACCGGCTCCGCCCGCCCGAAGAACGGCTGGAGCGTGCCGTGTACGGAGTCCACCAAGTAGATACTGGTCTTCTGCGGTGCGTAGTCCTCGTAGCGCGGTATCCGTCCAGTCGCCGTGGCAGCCTGCTGGAACTCCGGCCACGCATCGGTGAACGCCTGCGAGACCATGTCCTGGGTGATCTGCTCCGGAGCCGTCACATTGAGCCTGCGGCGAATCACGCCGCCGTATTCCTTCTGTCCGCGCCGCCCGTAGCCCGTGATGTACCCTCCACGCGGTCCCTGCTCGATCATCGGTTTCGGGATCACCACGTAGTAGCCACCATCGGCGCCACGCTCGATGCCGACTGCCTGAGGACCGAGGCGTCGGATGCTTCCCCCAAGACCCAAGTTCTTGGGCCACGGGCTCCCGCCGCCAACCGGAGCCTTCTCGATGACCGGCACATTGAACGCCTTGAGGACCCAGCGCCCGCGCTCCATGACCGCGACGGCCTTTGCGACCTTCTCTCCGGCCAGTTTCCGCAGGGTTTCCCCGACCTCGGCCCCAGCCTTTTCCGCCGCATCGAGAATCCTGCGGGCGACGGTCCTGCGCTCGTCCGGAGGGTACTTCTTGTAGTTTTCTGGCTTGCAGAAGTACCCGATGGCCGCACGGATGAACTCGTAGGTCTCGCGTTCATTCTTCCCGTGGATCGGATACTTGCAGTTGCGCGGGTCCGCGTAGTGCTCGGGCTTCGTGGCCCCGCGCTCCGCGTACTCCTTCGGAGGGCTCTTGTGCCCGCCCTCATGCTCCTTCGGGAGTGGCATGGCTCACCTCCACCAGACGGTGATCGTCAGAAACAGTCGGCCAATCACGGTCCCAGGGTCACCCGACGCCTTCGCGTAGACCTGCGATCCGCCGAGTCCCTCCTCAGCAGGGAACGGCGTCTTGACGAATGCGTGGTCCGACGCGACGAGGATCGCGATCTCGGAGCCCATGTTCCCCAGCGTCAGGACGCTGTTCACGGCATCCCAGCCGGGCGCCAGTTCGACCGGCCCCTGAGCGGAGGCATCCGCCGCAGAGAAGATTTCGTCTGCGTTCGTGCCGCCCCCGATACTGATCGTGGAGCCCGCCGGTCCTGGGGTCTCGATTGCGAGGAGCGCATCATGGATGATGGCGCCTGATGGCAGCACCCCGATCTGCACCGGCGTCGTGGGCACCGTGACCGTGAAAGCGATGTTGTAGAGTTGGAGTCTCGCGTTCAGTGCGGTGTCAAGATAGGCCTTGCCGTAGTACGCATCGTCGTGATTGTGGAGGGGCTTCGCCGCCAGCCGGATGAAGCGCCCCGTCTCTGGCGCCGAGTTGTGGGCGACGATGTAATCCTCGTCGGCCACCGCCGTGGAGTCGGCATCCCAGACATACACACGCGGGGCTTCCCCGGCGCTGCCCGCGACGACATACACCTGCTCGTCCGCCAGTTTGGAGAAGGTCAGGGACTTCAAGGCAGACAGGCTGTTGACCTTCGCTCCGATCCGTGTGGCGATCTCGGTGATGCTCGTACCCTCAGAGGCGAGGGCAGATTCAAGTGCCTGCAACTTGTCGAGGAGGCCCGCCCGAATCAATCGGAACGGGTTGCGGGTCTTGTACAGGTCCATGACGCACCTCCTTGTCAAAGGTGTCAAAACACCCTTTCCACATCGCAATCTTCTGCGGATGCACGCTCCATGTCAAGCCCCTCTTTGAGCGCGTGCCAGCCGCTCTGAAACAGGTGCTCCAGGTGCCGCCGGTTGTTCGGATGAAAGAGCCAGAACCTTGCGAGACGCCGTTCGGCGAGTGTTTCAGAAAGGGAGTAGTTCGCGTACACGGCCTCGACCTTGCGCGCGGCGCTGCCCATCTTGCGCATCCTCACGCGCGTCCGACGCTCGAATCCCAGGGCGTCCAGATACGGATGCTGGTAGTGCGAGAGCAGAACCCGCGCCTTCGCCTCCCGCATCCACTGCACCAGGTCGTGAAAATCGTCTTCGGTCCAGGTACTGCCGTACTGGTTCGTGCTCTCGTAGTACGGCGGGTCCAGATAGAAGAAGTATCCTTCGCGGTCGTAGTCGCGCGCGACGGCGCGCCAGTCGCGGCACATCAGCACCGCGCGCCTCAGTTTCGCGGAGATCAGTGCGGCGGTGCGGTACGAGAAGGGTACGGCGGTCCCGCGCGACGCGCGATGCCCGAGGATACCGAAGTAGGCGCACGAGTATCCCGCAAGGACGGCGTAGGCCGCCTCCACCGATGGTCTGTCGTGATGGCGGAGGCTCCCAAGTATCCGTCGCACCACATGTTCATCCTCATCGGAGTTGGACTGCTCGCGGAGTCGCCGCGCCAGGTCACGCGCCAGGTCTGGGGCGGCCATGACCCGCCAAACGTTCACCACCATTGGTGACACGTCGTTCAAGATCAGGTTCTTCGGGTCAACGTTCCTCACGTTGAGGTACACCGTCAGCATCCCCCCGAACGGCTCGACGTAGAACCGATGGTCTGGGAACCACCGATAAATCCAGGGGATGAGGGCGTATTTGCCGCCAGGGTATTTCACAAGGACCAGCGCGTCTCGCAGTTGCGCGTCCATCGTGCTGATGGTATCATGATCTTGGGTTTTGACAAGGTGGCACAACGATGGAGGTCGTCGAGATCAAGGTTGCGGACATCCGGCTGCCTGATTGGAATCCACGATACATGCCTGAGACCGAGAAAGCGGCCCTCCGACGGTCCATCGAGGAATACGGGTTCGTCGAGCCTGTCGTGGTCAACCGCCCGACGATGGAAGTCCTCGGTGGGAATCAGCGGGTGATGGTTGCGCGGGAGATGGGGCTTGATGTCGTCCCTGCCGTGATCGTGGAACTGGACGTGGCGCGCGCGAAGGCGCTGAACGTTGCGCTGAACCGGATTCACGGCGACTGGGATATGGCCCGCCTCCAGGCACTCCTCGCCGAGATCGCGGATGACTCCACGCTTCTCGAAACCACCGGCTTCCGCGAGGATGAACTTGAGGAACTTCTCGGCGAGATCGCGGCTGATGAAGAGGATGCAGCGGAAGCGGCGGACCTCGGAACGACACTCCCGATGATTTCCAATCGCGAGACCGACGATGCGACCGACACTTCGGACGATCCGTTCGTGTCCTTCCGATTCGGCGCGTACAAGGACCAGGTCCCACGTATCACCTACGAGCGGTTCTCTGCGTCGTACGCCGCATGGCGCATGGGCGCAGAAGCCCCTGTCATGGGGCATTTCCTTGAACACCTCATGGAAAGTCTTTCGCGCACACCTGAAAACCAAGACGGAGGCGATCATGGTGACGGTAGCGGCGATCCAGAGGTATCTGGATCAGAGGCGACAGGTAAGGGGGCACGTGCCTCCCGCGCTCGACGCGGAGCTCGCGCCCCTCGTTCCGAATGATGCGGTGATCCTGTTTGACGATGGACGCCAGGCCCTTGCGAAGGACGCGCGGGGGCGGATTCTGGTGGCGCCCGTGGTCACGGAGGTTCCGCGGCGTCTGGCGGAGGCATTACGTGCAGTCGCCACAGGCGTGCAGGCCCCCAACTACCTTCTGCGGTTCATCTGGCCACCGCACCAGATGGTGGTGGCGGAGGGCCTCGCGGTTCTCTCGACCGGTCCGCTGCGGACGCTTGTCTGGCCGCGGGTGGTCAAGGCGCTTGAGGAGGCCGAAGCCCCCACGGAGCCCACAGCCACTGCCCCAGCAGAGGCGCCAGACGCAGAGGACACTCCGAACGCGGCGGTAGCGGGGCTGGCTGCGAACGGCGGGATGGCTGCCCTGAGCGTGCGGGAGGCCGCCGATGCGCTTGGTATCACGTACCAGCGACTCGCGCGGCTCCTTGAGACACAGGTGCCCACCATCTACTGGTTCCGCGACAAGGACAACCGGCGATGGGTGCGCAGACAGGCTATCCCTGTTCTGCAAGGTCTGCTAGAATCGGAGGCGGGAACGGAGGTCTGAAATGGCCGCCCGCACGAAGACCGTCGCCTTCGTTCTTGACACGCAAATCCGCGCGCTTTCCAAACTGCGCGACATGGTGCTCGCGGCTGGGGAGGTGGACCCTGAGACCGCGAAGACCATCGCCGCGTTGTCTCGCGGCATCCTTGCCGCCGTAGAGACCCAGATGGAGGTCGAGCGGTTCGATGGTGTCGAGCACGCGGATGTCGAGTTCTCCCAAGATGAACTGGGGCGGCTACTGGCGCTTGTCGGGGAGCAGGAGAGCGCGGAGGAACCGGTCGCATGAGCAGTGGAACGCTGACCCAGCATTTCGCGATCCACGAGTTTCAGTGCGCCCACGGGCTCATTGGGAATATCGAGGCGGCGCGCGTCGTCTGCGCGCAGTTGGAAGCCCTCCGCGCGGAGGTGGGGAAACCCATCGTTATCATCTCCGGATACCGGTGCCCTGAGTGCAACAGGGCGGCCCAGGGGGCCACGCACTCCCAGCATCTCTTGTCTCGCGCCGCGGACATCGTGATCGAGGGACTGGCGCCTGATGCGGTGGCCGCGATCATCGCCAAGTTGATCAACGATGGCCGGATGCAACAGGGTGGGATCGGCATCTACTACGCGGAGCGCGGCACCCGTCGGCGCCCGTTTACCCATTACGATATTCGTGGGTATCCGGCTCGTTGGAGCGTACCACGGAGGTGAAAGATGGCGGCGACCGACGATGGAATCCTCTTGGGGCGGATCGAGGATATCTGCCGGCGCCTCGAGACGGTGGATAACCGGCTCGATGCCATGAGGCGGGAGTTCGCGGACTTCCGGGCCACGATCAGCGCGTGGCGCGGCGAGACCGAGCAGCGCCTGGAGCAAGGCACAAAGACCTTCGCGGCGCAAGGACGGAGGCTCGACCGCCTCGAGGCTGTCGCGGACGCGGCGAAGGTCGGTTGCGCAGCCGAGAAGCGGATTGCGGACTCGGCGCGCGAACGGCGAGACCTGATGCGAACGGTTGCCACGATCCTGACGGCGGCGGCGGCGTTCACCTCGCTGGCGGTCACGCTCTGGTATCAGGTGATCCGATGAGACACGTCGAGCGGGAGCCGCGATTGCGGATCGTCCTGCACAAGGACGAGCATGACGGCGAGACATTCTACACGATCTCGCTGACCGCTCGTGGCTTCACGGGTGTCATACCGGATACATGGATCGAGCCACGGCAGAAGTTCGCAACTACTGACGCCGCACGGGTTTTCGCGGTCAACAGGCTTGCGGACCTGCGGCGCGATGTGGAGAATCTGATCGAGCGGGCCAGGAAGGCACTGGACGTGCTCGACAAGGCCCGCCAGGAGGTGCTCGATGGGAAGGACGTTTGAACGGGCGGGTGCGTGGAACACGGTGCGCGGCCTCGAGTGGGCGGCGCTCGTCGTGGCGGCGCTGCTCGGGGTCGGAGAGGCGATCCTGGGACACGGGGCCGGACTCGTTCCTCCGGCGGTGATCGCGGCAGTAGCCGTCGCGGTCAAGGCGCTGCGCGCGGTGCTCGCGGTGACCGCCGACGTGCGGTCCTCGACGGTGTCCCCGGCGTCCTGGGCTGTCGCCGTGGTCCTCGCGCTCGTCGGGAGTCTCGCGGGCGAGGTGGCTGGACAGAAGCAGGAGGTGGTCCATGAAATCACCGTCATCGTGGGTCCGGATGTTGCTGGCGGTGCCGTTCGTGATGCTCTTGACGCCGCTGGTGATCCTGGTCCAGTGGATCATCTGGGCGGCGGGGACCCTGTAGAAAGATATCTCGACACCTTGGAAGGCGAGACATGCTCCGGCGGGTCCGGAGATTGACATTGGCGGGGGCCAATGGCGCGAGACACGGGGTGGCAACCGTGACCGCGCATGAGGGTATCTCTGGACCTTCAGACCAGAGACGATGCCGCCAGAGGAGGTACCAGATGAGGCTGTTGATCGTGCTCGTGCTTTCGTGCGTCTTCTTGGCGTGCGGCACCATCACGCCGGCGATCAAGGAGGCCACGGACGTGATAGCCTGCCGGTACGCGGCCTACGTCTCGCGAGACGAGGCGCTCAAGCCGGACGAGCAGGCGCTGCGGCGGGAAATGGCCGAGAACCTGCGGAGATCG